GGTATCATCAACTCTTACTCCTAAAGTATTTGCTATTCTTGCTAATAATCTTCTTAATACATCTTCAGGTATAAGAGGATATAATGAGTCAAGCAAAGCTAAAAAATCTTCTAAAGTAAAAGTAGGTACACCTCCTTGTTCTGCATTTGCAGTGTTTGCTGGGGGTAGTTGATTGAATTGTCTGCTAACAACTTTGTCAAAAGCAGTTTTATCAAATACGGTTTTCTCTATTGGAATACGAGACATTATCTTATAACTTTAAAATAGTAATTATTATCAGATACAACTGTTTCACCATTTGATAATACAGTTTTAAATAATAATTTATAGTAACATTCAGGTTCTAACCCGTTCATATAAACATCAAAATAATTACCTGTTGAATCACAGCTAATTTTAGTGTAGTTTGTATCGTAATCTACGATAATTTCTTCACTATCCAAATCTTTTATTGACCAATATGAAGTAGAAGGTAAAGCTTTATTGTTTAAATAAACTGAACTAGTTTGAAAAGTTCTAGCTGGGAATTTATCTCTAACATTTACTCTAAAACGTTGTACTGAATCTTGTTGAAATTCACCTTTATTGTTACCTAATGAAGGAACAAATAAGTCTGATGTAACAACAGATAATGATCCTGTATTATATGATGAGTCATCCCATCTAATTTCTAGACATGGAGGGTATATTGTATGAGTATTACCTGAGAAGTATTTTAGTTCAAATTTAGAAGAAGAAGCATTAAATTCAATTGTTGAGGAATTTTTAATTATAAATCCTTGGTTAGCAATAGAATTTTCATTTATAGCTGTTACAGCATTAGTTACTTTAACTTCTATATCTTTAGAAGTGGAATTAGTAAACGATTGAGAAGCATGGTAATTAAAATTTGTCCACCATGAACCACCACCTGCTGTACCACCTGGTCTATAAGAACTAGTAACCCCTGCTCCTATAGGCCATGTTGAAGCACCATCTACTCCATCTCTATATTGCCAACTAACTCCATCTGTTGTAGTAGGTGAGTTACCTAATCTACCAGTACCCATACTCCAATCTCCTACTAATGGATAACAATCTAATGTAAAATCTAATGGAATTTGAGAAGCATTAGCTAAATATAACTTTAAATAAGCATCGTAAGATTTACCAACGGCTCTAGCTAAAGACTGACTGATTTGATCAGTAGGAAATTTTATAATAGCACGTGATACTTCATTAGTACCATTAATAGTATAGAAAGTGCTAACCTCTAATATTTCATCTAAACCAGTATTAGTGGTTGGATAAAATGAATATAGAGTAGCACTCTTTTCAGGAAATATTTTATAAATTGACATAGTTAGTAATTACTACATATAAATATGGCAACTACTAAACTGTTTTATGCTAATAACGCGTAAAACTCATTAAAGTGTTTGATACGATCATCTAATCCAATTGTACCACCATTAACACGTTTAGTAATAGATGTAACAACTGCTGTAGTTGCACCACCATCTGCCATTTTGTGTAAACCGTTTTTATTAAAAAACCAAGCAGCTGATAATAATGGGTATTGAGTTGCAACTAATGTAGGATCAGTATTAACATCAGCACCGATTGATTTAAAAAATGCTTGATAGTTAGTTTTACCAGTTAACTGAATATAGCCGCGGCCACAGTATTTTGCACCATCACCACTTGCTTCATCACCATTACCCATTCTACCACCGTATACTTTGTTAGCAATTTTTTCTGGTTTGCGTTCGTATTGTTTAGCTAATGCTTCGTTTGGGAAATATTTTTTGAATATACCCATTAAGCCTTTTGCTGAATAATTTAAATTTTCTTTTACTAATCTGAAATTACCTGATTCATGTCCACATTGAGCTAAGAAATGAGCTAAACGTAGTGGAGTATTAATTTCAAATTTTTCCATAACTCCTGGGATTTGAGCTATAACTGTATCAGGAACATGTCCTTTTAATTTTTCTAAATTCATAAATTTTTATTTTTAATATGTAACAACTCTACCTTGTATATCACTGTTAGGATATCTAACTTCAAATATTGAAGGATCTGCTGATGGATATATATTTCCACTTCTAGTAGCTCCTGGAATATCATATGCATATTCTGAATAAGTTACTCCTGATGGGTCTTGTTTATTAACTATTTCAAGTTTAACTATTGATTGTACTCCTTTTACTTGCAAAAGAGTAGTCATCATTTCAGATATAACAATTGGTTGATTAATTTGCCATTTTTCTATATTGAAATAACTTTGTAATGCTGCTATGCAGTTAGATATTACTGTTTGGTTATTAAATCCACTTATTATAGTAATATCAAAATTTATTCCGATATTGATGTAAAAAGCGCTTTTAATATTAAGAGCATCAGTAGCCATTCTATACTCATTTAGGTATGTTGCTAAATTTTGTTTTAATTTATTTGTAGCTATATCTAATTGTTTACTAGAATTATAAGCTAAAACGTACATATCTAAAGATAATGGGTTTGATGTTGGAGAAGATGAAAGAGACGGTTGTAAATTTTGATTTAAATCTTGAGTAACATATACTTTAGAAATACTACCGTAATCAGATGGTAATGATAACGCTCTAATTATATAATCATTTTTAGTTACAGCACGTAATTGAGAAGAATAAGAGTATAAAGCATTATTTCTTATTTCTTCAATTTCATCACCACTACGACCTCCTGAAGAAGGATCTACATTTGTTGAAATTACACTATTTTTAATAGTTTGAGACAAACCACCTGAATACCCTGATTTAAAATACAATCCTGAAAGATCTATAGTTGTTAAATCATTAGAAGGTACATTTGAAGTTATACCCCCACCTACTAAATATCTTACTGTTAATGTTGTGTTAGAAGGAGCTAAACCATATTCTTGAGTGTAAAATATAGAAGCTTGGTTGTAATTATTTAATAAATTAGATACACCTGGTACTAAACCTAGTTTAATATTATCTGGTGTTGGAATTATGTTTTCATCAGATTTATTAGAAACACCTGCTCCAAATTCTAACTGTAGAGTGCCATCAGATAAAATTCTAGATACAAATCTACGAGGTACACGTTTTAAAGATAATAAATAAGGTACATTATCTGTATTATATGTTGGATTTGATATTTTATCAAAAATAGAGGATTGAGCTAAATAAGGTACTTCATACCATTTATTACCATCACTATCTGTTATATCTAATATTTGTAATATATTACTATCACTTATACTAACTGTAGAGAATTTTTGAGGAGTAGTAAAAGTAAAAGTAGTTGATTTTATTTCTGCTGATATAGCAGGTACTGATTTTTTAATTAAGAAATAATCAGCATCATAAAATGTTACTTCAGCACTTCCTGTATCACTAAAATCAATTTGAGCTGTTGTTAAAAATTTAGTTGGTGTAGATCTTGATGTTAAAGTAGTATTTGAAGGTACTATCAATCCATAAGATGTATCAGGTATAGAAACTCCATCAACTACAATACTAGGCATAAGTTGAAATACATCAACTGTAGCAGAAGATGCATATGATGCTTTAGGACGATATCCTAGAGCATAAGACATAGCATATAAATTTTCTTTTTCCTTAGAATATAATAAAAAGTTTTCTTGAATTTGGTTATCAAGATAAAATGACATTACATCACCAACATAAGATGCCATTTCAATGAACATAGCTCCAGGATTAGCATCTGAAAAATCATTGTATGCTGTTGGGAAATAAGTTTTAGCGTAATTTATAAGATTTGCTTTAAAATCGCTAAAGCCTTTATTTAAATATGATATATTTTTTTCTTGAGCCATTATTATATGAATTGTACTGTTACTTGATCAGGAGTGTTTGAAATTGCTAAACGATAATTTATAGTGATATCTAAAGTATTATAATCAATATTAGGAACAACTGATATATCGCCTAATATTACTTCAGGAATAAAGATACTAATTGCATCTATTATTTTAAGCTTTAGTAATTCTGCGCTTGAATCAGTCATATTATCAAATAATGATTTTTTTATATCAGCTCCAAATTCAGGATTCATTATACGTTCACCTTTATCGGTTAACAATAAATTAACTAAATTTGATTTTATTTGATCTTTAGTACTATATGTTTTATTAAATACACCAGGTGCATCAAAAGGTAGCGATACCCCAATTACAATATTTTTCTGTAAATCTAACGGATTTACTCGTATTGTTTGAGGTATTGGCATATTATCCTAAATTTGATAAACCCGATCTTCCTTGAGGGGTCATGTTTTGAGCAGAATCAACTAAAAATGCTAAATATGGGTTTACAGGCTCACCAGTAGTTTCATCTACCTGATCACGAATAACCTCTAAAGGTACTTTTGATTGGTATTGTTGTTGAGGAGCCATGCCAAACATTGTGCCCATTTTCTCTGCTAATTGACTACGTACTGCTGGGTTAGCTGGTTGTAAATCATTACTTGTAAAACTCATTGTGCGGTTTTCACGTAATGCCTTTTTTTCCTGTTTAGCCATGTGCTCTTCAAGAATATATGGTAATTCTTCATGAATAGCATCAATTACTGCTTCTTTAATTAATTTTTTAAATGCTTTGATGTTCATAATTATAAATATTTTATCCTTGTAAATTTTGTTGGTCAATAACCAACTTTAATTGAGTTACTAATTGTGTTGGATTTAATGTAAATGAGTAATCACTTTTTATTCGTTCTATATTTTTAGTATCAACAGCCACAACATAGTGACGTTTATTTCCTTTTACTACAAATTTAGGATCATTTTCCTCTCTAGTAAAGAATGTAAATCCTTTATATGTTCCTAAGTTAGATGTTGATGGAGTTATTTGATTAACAAGTCCTGAAAGATTTGATAAGCTTGAAGTATCTAATAAGTTTTGTATTGTATTTGAATCGGCATTTGGATTTTGTGCTGCTAATAAATTTCTTAAACATTCAGAATTACGTAATCGTGCTGTATAGTCTACAATAGATTCTCCAATTCTTTGAGTAGTATCACATAATGGATCATTTCCTGAGTATTTAATTTGGCTTAAATAATCAAATAGATCAATATCACTTAATAAACTTAATGTTTTTGATTCTAGATTAGTATTTAAATCGTGTATTTGTCTTTTTAAATCTTCTAAAATAAAAATAGCTCCTTGTAATATAGGGATTATTATACATAAAGCTGCTGCTATACCATCTAAAATAAATCTTGCTTTAGCCCATAATATAGTTGCTGGTTTTGATAAAATACCAAAAGGTGAAGCAACAGGTACTAAATCTAATACTCTTGTTAATACATTAAATACCTGTAATATAGTATTTATAGTATTTAGTACTTTTAAAGCAGCTTGAATTTTTGATTCTTGTTGGTTTATTTTACTAATACATCCATTTCTAGCTACTCTAGCTTGGTTTAATTGGTCTATAGTAGTTGCTGTATCTATTATTTCATTTGTTTTATCAACCAATTCTTGAAGATTAGCATTATCAGATACAACTTTAATTAATTCTTGAGTTAATAAACTAGTAGTAGTTACTACTATAGTTTTAGTTATGTTTAAAGCTAATTGCCTTAATTTTTGACTATCAGTTACAGATTTTAATTGATCTTTAAAATTCTTTTTATCATTAACATTTTTTTTAAATTTAGCAAGATCATCCTTCATTTTTTTATAAGGATCAAGAATTATATTCTGTAGTCTTTCATTTAACGTTCTTAACTTAGCATCAATAACTACTTTAGCAGCATCATAACTAGCATTTTCCGCTGCTATATTATCTCTTACTTCTTCTGGAGTGTATTCAGGTGGGGTTTGGATTTGGGTACCATATTCATCATATGTGGTTGTAGGGAGACCCTTAGAAGTTATTTCTACTAATTTATTAGCATGATCAACTTCCAATTTAATTTTATCTGCAATAGTTCTTTCAATTTCATCTTTTAATTTTCCTACAATACCTAATACAGCACCAACAACCTGTTGTTTAGCATTGTTAGCTATTTGTTCTCCAAATGATTTTGGACTTGCAATTTGAGATAAAGTATTATTTACATTACTAGGAATAAGAGAAGATACATTAGACTTCATATCACCTCCCGATGAAGGAATATTTCCCGCATTAGGGTTGTTAGTAGAAACAACAACTCCCAAATTTTGAGCTGATATATCACCAGGTAATTGTTCAGGTACTTGTTGCATTATATCGTATAAGTTGATTTAGATGACAATTTTTCAAGATTATTATAAAAACGTGAAAGATTGGTATTAAGTTCAGCAGCAGCTGCTTGTACATCCGTTAAAGGACTTCCTTGAGGAGTAGAAGCAGCAGCAGTAAGTTTAATAGCAAATATATCTAATACTTTTAATAAATCTAAAAGATAGTTTTTTGTTTGATTCCCCAATAATAAAGGTTCTGATGGGAGTTTATTTCCATAAGCTGTACCTAAAAATATTTTTGGTTTAAGAGTAGAGGGTGTTGCTTTAGCTGGATTTTCTTCTGTTACGTTCAAATGTATATATTCACCCGCGTTAAAATTAATTATATCCGTTGTACTTAATTCAATATTAGATTTTGCAAATATCATCACCTCATCTTTTTTAGAATTTAATACTACTCTATCGGCGTTTATTATTACTTGAGGATTTTGGTAATAATTAAACATAGGATTAGTAAAAGGATTAATAGGATCTTTTACATCGATTTTTAAAGGAATACTTTGGTGAGACGTTAAATAAATAGAAGCACCTTCTTCATTTATTTTTTCAAGATAAAAATCTTGATCTTTATTGTAATTATGGTAATTGGAAATAATAATAATAGGATCACCTTCTTTTCCTAAAACACTCCACTCATTTTTATTTGAAGCTGATCTTACAGTGCTACCAAAACGAATTGAATTTCCTTTTCTACCTTGTATTATATGATCACCCTCAAAATTTAATAAATTTCTAATATTAGAATTTTCAACAAAAGTCTTTCCTAAAGAAGATATCTTAGATGTTGTTTGAGCATTAGCTTGAGGATCACCCCATAAATTAATAGCTGTAAGATAATATTTTTGTGTTGCATTGGCTGTTATCTGAGCAGCAGGGGAAGGTAATTCTATAATGTATATTAATTCTCCTAATAAAGGATAATAACTACTATTTGGAAATAATGGTTTAGCTATTTCACAAGTATCAAGAAAATCATCTGTATTTGAACCAATAACATTTTTAGCATTGTTGTAATCTAAGAAAAAAACAGTTCCCATTCCTCCAAATTCACCAGCACGTTCAAACTGTTTAGAAGTTGGGGTATTTGCTGTTGTAACAACACCATAAACTCTTCCTGCCTTCAGTGGTGAAGGTTGTGAGGTAAGATTTATAGGTCTACTTATACCTGATGTTAAAGAACCAACTCCTGTTTTAATTGATAAAGACATTACTTAGTAGTTTCGTATTGTAATTGTTGTGGTTGAGGTGTTTGATTTAATAATTTTTGTCCCTCATCTTGTATTGCTTTTTGTTCTTCTAACAAAGCATTAATTTCATCCATATCAATTAAATCTTGACCTGAACTTGCATTAACAGTTGCTGCACGTTGTGCAATAGCTGCCATTTTAATTAATTGTTCGTTATTTTTTACATTAACATCAATTAAATCTTTAACAGTAGGCATTAACATTACTGCAGAACCCGCGTTAGATGTTGCCATAGGTTTCATAGTATCAATAAATTCACCGATTTGTCTATCGATATCTTTATTGTTCTTATGTATCTTTTTAAATA